TTTGTCCATCTTCAAAATCACCATGCCGGTCGTGGCGACCAGCGGTTCGAGTTTCCGAAGCGATTGAGAAAGCGAAGCAACGGCGGGACGTTTTGCACCTGCAAATGTCACGATATTGGACATGATTTTCCTTTACACGATTTTAGAAAGGGCGGCGGTCAACTGCTGCCCGATTTGCAACACTTCCGGCCTCGGATCGCTCTCTGGCGCGAAAGTGGTTCCCGACGATACCGATGCCACCAGATCGTCAGGTAACGCTTGTTTCAACGGCTTCAAGATTTTCTCAGCCTGCGCCGGTGAAACCAATTCTTTTTTCCACGGGTCGATACCAATTTGTTCTAACCGTTCAGCGGCAGTGGCTTCGTTCGTCCACTTCCGCACGCTGCGCTTGGCGACCAGTTTGTAACCCGGCACTTTAGCACCGTTTTCCATCATGGTCATGCCCAATGCCCGCAGGTCTTTTATCCAGTCCTCCAGCACATCGGCGTTCGCCATATACGCTCCGATCATGGCGGCGTCAAGGTTTGCCAGTTGCGTCTTTAGCGCCCGGTCCACTGCGCCGGTCATCTTGGGGCAGATGGGTTTGGCCGCGCACCAACGGCAATGCTCGCCCACGGTCAGGGCGGCGTCTGGCATCTGCGCTGTTTTGACTGCGCGCTTCAATTGACGCTCGAACTGCTTGATTCTGGCCGGTGTCGTCACCCACCGCTTGATGGCCGGAGGTTGCACGATCACACATTCAATTTCGGTGGCACCCTCGAACACCCATTGCGCTTCGGGCGTTCGCATGGCAGCCGCGGCGTAGAACATCAGTTGTTCGTTTTCTTCGACTTCAACGGCGACACCATCACCGAATTTCCAATCAAGCACAATAGCGCGATTGCCCATGCGACCAAGAAAATCGGCGCTACCAAAAACACCCGGCAGGTATTTACCAAAACCGACAACAGTTTCGACAGCGTATTGGATTTGATTATCGGGGTCGATTTTTTCAAGCGCGGCCAACGCGGGCAGGAGTTTTTCATCGAGTAAATCCTCCGTCAAAACCTCGCCGTTATATTCGGTGCCGACCAACGAGTGCGGAATAGCATCGTTGCCCAATACGTCGGAAATGGCGTTATGCAGCAATGTGCCACGATCCGCGTAAACCGACGATGGTTTCGGCGGCATCTTGGCAACCAGCGGCACGCTACCTGGGCATTTGATGACACGCTTGGCGGTCGAACCGCCGACGATCAGTGAATGTTGCGCCATTTATTCCTCCTCCTGCTCGGCGTATTTGCGATCAATTTCGTCGTAATGGTCATCCAGATCATCGGTTGTCGGCATATAGGGATAACAGCGGCGGCAGTCCGTATCGCCGCAGTTGCAACGCTCATAAGTCATATCAGTGTCCTTTAGTTAAGTGAAGGCCAGAGCATAAGCCAATAAAAAATAGTTGTCAAAGACTTTTTTAGCGTGTTAGGATGCGCCCATGCTCGAAAAAGACATAGAACAACATTTGGACTGGTTGATACAACGCAACGGCGGCAAGACTTACAAATTCAAGTCGCCCTCGCAGCGCGGTGTGGCGGATCGAATTGTTTGTCTGCCTAACGGCGAAACGTGGTTTATCGAGTTGAAAAAACCCGGCGGCCGGTTATCGAAGTTGCAAGGATTATTCGCCGACGATATGCGGCATTTGAAACAAAAATATGTGTGCTTATGGACAAAGGAACAGGTGGACGAATGGTTTTGCGGCCTTACCAAGATTTAGCCGCCGATTTTCTCTATGAGTCGGATCGGGCGATGATACTGGCGCCAGTGGGCGCGGGTAAGACCGCGCTTACACTGGTGGCCATGCGCGACGCGCTGCGCGATAAGGTGGCGCGACGGTTTCTGGTTGTGGCGCCAAAGCGCGTTGCCGAGCATGTCTGGCCGGTCGAGGTTAAAAAATGGACGCCGAGCCTGTCTTTAAGCGTTGCCGTAGGTACCCCGTCGCAACGACTGGCGGCGCTACAGGCCGCGGTGCCGATTGTGGTGGCGACTTACGACAACCTGCAATGGTTGGCCGAGCAGACACTTGATTTTGACGCTGTAGTGTTCGACGAGCTGACACGGTTAAAGAACCCTTCGGGCAAGCGGTTTAAGGCATTTCTGAAGGTGCTCGACGCCATGCCGATCCGGTGGGGGCTGACCGGCTCGTTTACCAGCAACGGCCTCGAAGACGTATTCGGCCAGTGCAAGGTGATCGACCAAAACCTGTTAGGCCGCAGCAAAGGGGCATTTTTGCAACAGTATTTTTACTGTATCAACCGCGACTACGGACAGTGGGAACCGCGCGCCGATGCGCTACCGCAGGTAATGCAGCGGATCGAACCGGCGACATTTGTGCTGGAACCGGGCGAATACCGCGACAAACTGCCCCCGCTGCATACAGTCGAAATGCGCTGCACGATGGAAATGACGGAATACAAGGCCATGAAAAAGGACTTCATGGTGCAATTTCCCGACGCCCAGGCGGTGGCGGCCAATGCTGGCGTGGTCACGGGCAAACTGCAACAAATGGCGTCTGGTTTCGTTTACGACACCCGCACAGCGCCGAGCACGACCGCGGGCAAATTCACCACTACCAAGTCGGCGGTGTGGTTTTCTCGCCACAAATTTGAGTTATTGGACGATTTATTGGCAGAAAACCAACACTCCAATACGATCATTGTCTATCAATACCAAGAAGAATTGGCCGAATTGATCCGGCGCTACCCCTATGCGGTCACATTGGACGACACGCAAGCTATCGAGCGATGGAACGACGGTAAGGTCGAGCTGCTGCTGGTGCATCCAAAATCAGCCGGTCACGGCTTGAATCTGCAATACGGCGGCTGTCACATGGTTTTCCTGTCCCTGCCGTGGTCGCTGGAGCTATACGAGCAGACCATCGGACGCCTGCACCGCAGCGGCCAGCGGCACGACGTATGGGTTTACGTCCTGCTGACCGAGGACACGGTAGACGAAAAGATTTACGTAGCACTGCACGACAAACGCTCTTTATCTGACCTGGCAATGGAGGCACTGAAATGACGAGGCAAGAACTGGCGAAAGCCAAATTGAAGATTGCGCTGCGCGAACTAGTTATACGCGAACGGCAATACAACACCGCTAAACGAGGATTGATTAAGGTAATGAAAACCATAGCAAAACTGGAGATTCAAATTGAAAAATACAAGCTGGCGAGAACTCAATAACATTCTGGCTACGAAAACCGAGGCCGAGGTGCTGGAGATGCTGAACGAGGAACGCGCGGGGCCGCGCCGGTTGACGGTATTAGAGCGCCTACATCAACGCTACAACACCTTGCGTGTAGCCCGCGAGCGTTTGGAATTGCTCAACGAGGCGGTTAAATGAACCCGATGTGCCAGGTATGCAGGCGGGAGAAGGGCGTCAAACTGGTGTTTACGTCGAATAAACGTAGGCGCCTGTGGAAGTGTCAGTCGTGTCTGAATCGAACCAGTATCAGTTTTCTACGCATGCAACCGAGGACAATCAAATGAGGCAAAAGGTATACAAAATAAATGAATTTCCTTTGAACTGGAAAAATGAAAAAGTAAAAAATGATCCTGTAAACCACCCCAAGCATTACACCGCACATCCAAGCGGGGTTGAGTGCATTCAGGTAACAGAGCATATGAATTTTTGCAGGGGGAATGCAATCAAGTACGTGTGGAGGGCGGGGGAGAAAGGCAACGAGGTTGAGGATTTGAAGAAAGCGCGATGGTATATCGACCGTGAGATTAAACGTCTAACAGGAGAGAAGAAATGAGTATTGAATGGCTTATTTATCTTGCAGATGTTGTTGGCAGTATTTCTTGGTTATTTTTTATATCTGGGTTAGTCATCTCAATTATTTCAATAGGCTGGATGATCGAAGCATCAATAAACTGTGTAAATAAAAAATTTAAATATTTTTATTCGATTGGAATCGCTGTATCTTTGTTGCTTTTTTTGGTAACGGCGCTGATACCATCCAAGCAAGCTATCTACCTGATAGCAGGTGCATCAATAGCTAAAGACTTGGCTAAAACAGAAACAATGAAAAAGATCGAAACAATAATCGAATCTGAACTAGATAAACTTATCCACAAAGGAGAGAAGAAATGAAAGGCTACTCGGATCATCACAGGCAGCAACTGAAGAAAGCATTGGAGTATCTGGACGCTCGCAAGATCAACATCCTGAAGCACAACTTCAAGCCTACCAATGCAGCACAGACGGACGTAGCCGCAACGATGGCAAGGTATCGGCAGCAAACACAAGGTCAACAGATCATCAGAGAAGTTCGTAAATTTAAATAGGAGAGATGAAATGAAAAAAATCGTGAATGAAGTGCAAGGTGAAGGTCTGGAAAAACTTTTAGGTGAGCGCGTCACGCTGTTCTGCATGAATTACATTTACACCGGCACATTGACTGGCGTGAATGAAACTTGCGTGTTGCTGACGGGTGTTGCAATCGTTTAT